CGTTTAGGAATGTTGCATCAACCTATCATGGGTGAAGTAGAACTCAATGGTAAGATGATAAAGACAGAGGTAGTACCTGTAGGTGCATTCACCCTCAAGACAGGTGATGATATAGTCTACAGTGTAGGTGCTACGGTTCGTGTCTTTGCCCAACGCAATCAATGGCAGAGATGGAACAGTGACACTGAAGAGATGGAGAAGTCTGTTATGTCTAACTCCCTCAACGGTGACTTGAAGGATAGCATTGGTGGGTTTAACTTAGGTAGACCTACTGGTTACATCGAAGACTTCAATGCACTTGATGACGCAACCAAGCAAGTGATACGTTCAGTTAAACGTGTCGTGGTATACTACGGTACAGTATCATTGGATAGCCCTATGAATGAGAAGGGTGAGCCAGTGAGTGCTACAGAAAGTGTACCGTTTGTCTTTGATGTAAAGAATCGTGACAGCTTGAAGAGTATCAATGGTGTAATGAATAACTTCAAGAAGAAGAACATGTTACCCATTATGTCTACCATAAAACTAGAGGGTGTTGAAGACAGCATACCTACTGGTGCTAAGTTTGGTAAGATAAAAGCTTCTACTGGCGATGGTGTTGAACTTGCCAGTGATGACAACGACACACTCAAAGACTTCTTAGAACTTATTGAGTATAGTAACGGTAAGATCCTAGACTTACACCATGAACGTGCTAAAGGTGGTACAGATGGTGATGAAGATCTTGTTGAAGGTATCCTTAATAATGATTTCGTGGAGGTTGCTGAGTAATGAATCACCCTGCTGAACTACAAGTCTTTAGCTATTTGCAAAAGGCTATGAAGGGTGAAGCTACAATGACAGAGGAGGTAGCCACACAGGTTGCCTCCGATGTCAAAGCTGCCTTGGACAAACAGTTTAACTCACCGCCACGTGATGAGTTCAGACTACGTATGTCTAACATAGGCAGACCTAAATGCCAGTTGTGGTTTGAGAAGAACGATCCTGAAGATAAGATACCTTTGCCTCCACACTTCCTGATGAACATGATACTAGGTGACCTAGTTGAAGCTGTGTTCAAGGGATTACTACGTGCGTCAGGTGCTGAGTTTAAAGACAACGATAGTGTCACACTCACACTGCCTGATGGACAGGAGATCAAGGGTGAGTACGACATGGAAATGGATGGCAAGATAGATGATGTAAAGTCTGCATCACCTTGGTCATACACTAACAAGTTTGACTCATTCGAATCTTTACAGAAGGGTGATGGCTTCGGTTACATACCACAATTAGTGGGCTATTCTAAGGCCGCAGGAAAAGAAGTAGGCGGTTGGTGGGTGGTCAACAAAGGCAACGGTGAGTTTAAGTATGTCAGTGCTTCGGAGGTTGACTCTGAGCAGGTAATACAGGACATACAAGAAACGGTAAACTACATAGAGAAAGATGAGCCTTTCAAAAGATGCTTTGAGCCTGTACCTGAGACATACTTTAAGAAGCAATCAGGTAACCTGGTACTTAACAGTGCATGTAAGTTTTGTAGCTTCAAGCATAAGTGTTGGGATAGTTTAAAGACACTACCTTCAAGGGTATCCAAGGCTAAAAACCCACCACAAGTTGACTATGTTTTCATAGGTGATGGCCTTGCAGCGTAGGCACAATAAAAAATTATATCGTAGCGGTCTTGAACAAGAGGCTGCTGCGTTTCTAAAGACAAGACAGAAGTCAGTAGAGTATGAGAAGATAAAGATAGAGTGGGAAGACTTACGCTACCGCACATACACTCCTGACTTTGAGTTAGATAACGGAATAATAATAGAGACTAAAGGAATATTTAGCGCATCAGATAGACGCAAACACATAGAGATACAGAGGCAACATCCAAAGCTAGACATCAGGTTTGTATTCAGCAACGCTAAAGCCAGGCTATACAAAGGAGCTAAATCAAGATACTGTGATTGGTGTGAACAGAAGAACTTTAAGTGGGCGCATCGTATCATACCTGAAGGATGGCTGATAGAAAAAGGCAAGCGGATGAAACATCAGCGTGTCATAGTTAAAAGGAGAACCTAATGGGTTACGAAATAAAGGACGGTGATGTAGCTATAGTCATAAGTCCTGAGCTAGAAAAGGATGAGTGGACAGGAATACTAAGAACAGGATTGGTATTTGGTGAATCAAAAAATCCTGAAGCAGTTAGAAATGCTATGGACTATGCGTTAACTATGGCTGCAACTACAGTAGTGCTAGAAGAATACCCTGAACTTGTGGAGTACTTTGATGACGCAAGGCATACTATACTAAAAGAAATGTTTCCTGAACAGTATGCTGAATCAGAACTTGCACTTGCGAAAGAAAGAGAGTATACCACAGATGGTAACATAATTAAGTTAACCAAGTGGACAAAGACGTTAGGAGAAGCATGACTGATTTAGTAAACAGCCCACCTCATTACAACCAAGCAGGTATAGAATGTATTGATGCTATCCTTGCTGCAACTAACCATAACAAAGAAGGATACCTACAAGGTAACATACTGAAGTACGTGTGGAGGTATGAATACAAGAACGGTCTAGAAGATTTACAAAAGGCACAATGGTATTTGAATAAACTTATTGAGGTATATAAAGAGAAGCACAAATGATACGCAAGTTTAGCGTCACGTATGTGATGGAGGTAGATGAGGACAACAACTTCTTATCTTCTCACGAAGAAGGACATACAGAAGATGTGCATGACTTAGTAAGTAATGTTATGCATGATGTAGATGATATTAGAATACAGAATTTAGTAGTGAAGGAGAGACAATGATAACACAGGAAGACATGGATCATTTTGCAGACATGCAGTCACCTATAATTGACATGTCATACTATCAAGAGCAAGCAGTTAAGACTGCTATCTATACTGATCCTATTATTTACCCTGCGTTGGGATTGGGTAATGAAGCAGGTGAGGTACAGGGTAAGATCAAAAAGATGTTGCGTGATGGTACGTTCAACAAGGATGCTATTGCTGCAGAGATTGGTGATGTATTGTGGTATATTGCTGCGCTGTGTCGTGACCTAGAGATAGACATGGCAGAGGTGGCGTTAAAGAACTTGTCAAAGCTGAAGAGCAGACAGGATAGAGGAACTATACAAGGAAGCGGAGATAATAGATGAACTACTGTGACATGAAAGGTTTGATATGGCCTTTTCTTTTTTGTGTATTTGTGATCTGTGTGTTGCCTGTGCTGCTAGTAGACAACGCAAAGTATTGTAAGCAAAGCATAGTACCCTGCTACCCTTGGACTGACCCACAATGAAACCATCAGAAGCAGCAGAGATAGAAGCAAAGAAAACATTTGAACTGTTTATACTTTGGTCAAAGAGAGTTACTTTAGTAGCAATATTTTTTCTACTATTTGTAGTTTTTAAATGTAACAACGGAGTAGAGACAGGCAAAAGTGCAACAGGAAGTAAGTATAACGGTGAGGTGTACGCACCTACGAATATAGGAGAGGATAAATGAGTAACTTATTACCAACGGACTATCAATCATTCATACATCAATCACGCTACGCAAAGTACGTGGATGGCAAAGGCCGTGAGTCATGGGCTGAAACAGTAGGGCGCTACGTTGACAACGTGGTACGTCCAAAGCTAGGCAACGACTCGTGGGTTAATCAGATAGAGCAAGCTATACTTAACTTGGATGTAATGCCAAGCATGAGAGCCATGATGACTAGTGGTGCTGCGCTAGACAGAGACAACACAGCAGGGTACAACTGTAGTTATTTACCAGTTGATGACCCCAAGTCCTTCGATGAGGCTATGTTCATACTGTTGTGTGGTACAGGCGTAGGCTTCAGCGTGGAGCGTCAGTTTGTGCAGCAGCTACCAGAAGTACCTCAACTGTTTGACAGTGAGACTACCATCGTAGTTAAGGATAGCAAAGAAGGTTGGGCTAAAGCATTCCGTCAACTGCTAGCATTACTATGGGCAGGTGAGATACCAAAGTGGAATGTATCAAAGGTCAGACCTGCAGGTGCTAGACTCAAAACATTTGGTGGTAGAGCTAGTGGACCTGGACCTCTTGTTGAGTTGTTTAACTTCTCAGTACAGACATTCAAGAATGCACAAGGCCGTAAGCTGTCCTCTATGGAGTGTCACGACTTGATGTGTTTCATCGGTCAGATAGTTGTAGTAGGTGGTGTCAGACGTAGTGCTATGATCTCTCTGTCTAACCTTAGTGATGATCGTATGCGTCACGCTAAGTCAGGGCAGTGGTGGGAGACAGCACCTCACAGAGCGTTGGCTAACAACTCTGTATCTTACACAGAGAAGCCAGACATAGAAACATTTATGCGTGAGTGGACTGCTCTAGTAGAAAGTAAGTCAGGTGAGAGAGGTATCTTTAATCGTGAAGCATCTAAAGCACAAGCTGCTAAGTATGGTAGACGTGATCCTGACTGGCAGTTCGGAACTAATCCATGTAGTGAAATCATACTTAGACCCTACCAGTTCTGTAATCTTACGGAGGTTGTTGTTCGTGCCACTGATACGGCTAAAGACTTGGAGCGCAAGGTCAAGATCGCCACAATACTTGGGACAATCCAAAGCTCGTACACAAAGTTTCCATACCTGCGTAAAGTGTGGCAACGTAATACTGAAGAAGAGAGATTGCTTGGTGTGTCTCTGACAGGTATCATGGACAACCCATTGATGACCTCAGTCAACTCTAACCTGGAGAAACTATTAGATGACTTACGAACTGTCTCTGTGGCTGTTAATAATGAATATGCTTCTCTGCTTGGTATACCTCAGTCTGCTGCTATTACCTGCGTCAAACCTTCGGGTACTGTCTCGCAGTTGGTGGACAGTGCCAGTGGTATACATGCTCGTCACTCTCCATATTACATCCGTACTGTACGAGGTGATAATAAAGATCCCCTTACACAGTTTATGATAGACAATGGTGTACCTAATGAGCCTTGTGTGTTCAAAGGAGATACCACTACAGTGTTTAGCTTTCCTGTCAGGTCACCAGAAAATGCTGTGACAAGAGAGAACATGAGTGCTATCGAGCAGCTAGAGACATGGCTTACATACCAACGCCATTGGTGTGAACACAAGCCTAGCGTAACCATATCGGTGCGTGATGATGAGTGGCTTGAGGTAGGTGCATTTGTTTACAAACACTTTGATGAAATGTCAGGTGTGTCATTTTTGCCACACTCAGATCATACCTATCAGCAAGCTCCTTATCAAGACTGCAGTAAAGAAGACTATGCAGAATTACTAAAGCTCATGCCAAAAAAGATTGACTGGAACAAACTTTCAGAGTATGAACAAGAAGACAATACAAAGTCCAGTCAAACATTTGCTTGCTCTGGTGACGTTTGTGAAGTAGTAGATATAACATAGGAGTTATCATGGATTTATTAAGTGCATCAATAACAACACCATTTTGGGTATGGCTTGTGTCAGCTTTGGCTACTGCCTACTACTATGATGTGATGAAGAAACGTATAGATAGAATAGAAAGAAAACTTAACAGCAGAGGTATGCAGTAATGCCGTGGATTTTAATAGCAACTTTCTTCTTCAATGGAGAGCCTATGGTTATGAGTGACAATATTTTTTATGATAATAAAGAACAGTGTCAAGCAGCAGTAAAGGTACGCAAAGAAATACTAGATGCTACTAGACCAGAGTATATGTCAGAAGCACAGTACTGGGTATGGTGTACACAGATACCACAGGAGGTATAGAGTGACTTGTTGTCAATATTGTAATGTAGAGTTAGTTCCAGGATTAAAAAGTGAAGGTGGTAACTGGAATCCACACTACGTAAAATGTTCCTGGAATGTATGTAAATCTTGTTACAATAATAAATACTTGAATGGCTCTGAGGGATGGAATTTAAAAAGTAATCCTAAAAGGATGTATGTTAATGGTAAGTACATACCAAAGTCACATCCATTATACAAACCTGGACGCTACAAAACTTTTAGTGATGCAGCCTTTGATGGTACGTATAAGTTAGACTCTATTAAAGAAGGGTATGTATATGCGATAACTAATCCTGCTTGGCCTGAGTGGGTCAAGATAGGTATGGCTGTAGATGCTGACGATAGATGCAATGGCTATCAGACTAGTAGTCCTTTCAGAGACTACAAAATAGAACACGTAGTTGTGACAAACAACAGACGTGCTGCTGAAGCAGAGGCACATAAGGTAGCAGCTAAGATAGCAAAAGAAGTAAGGGGGGAGTGGTTCAAGTTAGATATAGAACAAGCTAAAACTATACTGAACAACATAACTACAGACTTAGAAAAGACAGGTTAATGGATTTAGAACTTGAGGCAAAAGCATTTATGGAATCAAAGCGTAGAGGTAAAATAGTCTGCCCTAAGTGTGATACCGAAATGATACAGGGCGGTGACCACGATGGAGAGGACGATTACATAGTTAGTAACTTTAGTTGTAATACTTGTGAGACATTTATATTGTTATACTGGAAATGAAAAGGGCCGCTAAATGCGGCCCCTTCTCTTTATACACAGTCACAATCAGTGTGACATTTACGATTCATCAAGGCACACCATAGCCTCTTGAAGTATCTTCTCATTTACAATCTCCCTACTTCTTCTTGTACATCCTTTAAGTATTCTGCAAACATAGTAAACATTTCAAGCTCTCTAAAAGTCAAGTCTTCTAAGCTAGCAGTAACACCTAGTCTCTCTTCCATTAACTTCAAAGCCTGTCTAGTAGTTTCTTTATCATACTTCTGTATTGCTTTGGCTTGCTTACGAAGCATCATGTTTTTTGTACCAGTATAGCCTCCCTCCATACCCTTTCTTACCATAGACTTGAGGTCACCTAATCTCTTCTTTAGCATTCCTCGTTGCTGAGACAGTGATGCTTTTCTAAACTCAGGATTATTTAAAAGCTCTTGTGTATATCTTTCTAGTAGTGGAGCAACAAGTCCATTAAAGGCTTTGTCATACGCAGGTAGCTTAGTTCTTTCATTAGCTTTCCAAGGATGCATTTCTGCCATTGAGTATACTTTTTCTGTGGCAGTTCTTCCTGGCTTCACAGTTATACCAAAGATACGTGCAAAAGGATTGGGGTCATATATCTCCCCTGCTCTAGTTGCAACCTCCAAGTCTTCGCCTGTGATAGAGTCTGTCTTATCTATAAATGCTTCTATAATATTGTCTACATATTTTGTAGCAGACTGTGTAAATACATTCATGCCATCTGCTTGACGTACATCCTTTGCACCATCCGTACCCATAGCAAAGCCTACAGTTTTATTGATAGCATCTAGTGGTCTGGTAAAACCTGAGACAAAGTTACCACCTACTTTGTAGAAACCATCTACTGCTTCTGCTCTCTTGTCTAGGTCAACGTTGGTCAACACATCTAGTAGATTGTTTATGTCATTGGCAAACTGAGCATCCTTTGCAAGCTGTCCTACAACTAGTTGAGTTCCTATTTCCTGCTGTAGTTCTGGTGTTACTTGCTCACCGTTTCTCATTGTGTTAAGAACTCTACCTGCTGCTAACCACAAGGAAAAGGGAAATGTATTCTTAGCATCAACAATAGTACCACCGCCTACGTCAACCTCATAAACACCAAGACCTTTTTCTTTTCTCTCATTGTCGTAGTCCATAGACAAACGTAACGCTGTACTACCCACAAGCATACGAGCAAATGCATCTCTGTCTGATACATTAGGTTCTTTCTTTACAAGATTTCTACCAAACTTAATAAACTGCTGGGGTGCAGCTAGTGGTGACCACTGATATGCTGTGGCTACAACGTTGTTAAAGAACCTACCAAAAGGTAGTAGTGTACCTAAGCCTGGAGTGTTAGAAAAGTTTTCAGCAAACTTAGCTGCTGATCTTAGTAGCTCTGGCTGCTCCGTAGTTGTGTAATCTTTTGCAAACACAGACTTTAGCGTACTGTCCAAGGCTCCCTGTACTATCTCTTCATCAACGTCCTCGCCCCTTTTCATTACATCTCTCAAAGACATGCCTTTGTTTACCCTGAGATATTTATCCATCTCGTTCATAAACATCTGAGACTTTGTAAAGCTGTCCTGTATACGCACACCTGTCACTTGGCTTGCTGCTGTTGCTGCTGCTTCTACATTCTTGAAGAACTTATTGTTAGGGTTTATGTTGTATCTATCTGCTGTAGCTTCTACACCACCTGCCATAGTTTCAAACAATGTCTTACGTGCGCCCTCATTATCGTCTAAGAACTTTAGGTATGCATCGTGTGTGGTGTATGGGTCTAGTAAGTTACGCATCTTCTGTGCTTGTATCTGTGTGTATGCACGAGCCTGACGCATGGTTTCTCTAGCTGCACTAGGGTTCACAGGAACCTGAGCCATAGCTTTCATTGACAGCATACCAAAGTTAAACAGATCAGCTACAGTTTGACCAACATAGTACTGAGAAAAACCAGCAACGTTTATCATGGTAGTAGCAGGAGATGAAACAAGCAAACGTTTCCATATAGACTGACCATACTTGAAAGGCTCTGCTTTCCTTAGCTTATTAGCCTCAACCAATGCATCAGCCATTTCATCTTCTATATTTTTTACATTCTTTTCACCGACAGCTACTAGTCCTGTGTTAATAAGATTCTTTGCTTGTGAAAATACAGCCAATGATTTACCTGATTCACTAGCCTCTTTTGCTATCAAGTCTCTTAACTGTGTACCTCCGTCCCCAGTAAACTCTCCTAGTTTTAGATCTGTATATTTACCCATAGCTTTATTTATATCTACAAGATCTTCTTCTGGTATAAACCTAGCTACGTTGGATATCACATCAGCAACTTTTACTTTGCTGTGTACCTTCATACCTTTTTCATTTAGTAGTTTTGCTAATCCACTTTTACCGTCTTGACCTATAACAATATTTCTTAATAAATCAGATGGCATGTTAGCAATACTAAGATCTTTGCCACGCTCTACCTTTTCATTCCAAGATAGAACTTCTTCTTTTATTTGTTTAGCTACAGCTTTACTATCCTCTTTACTTAGAACAGCACTGTTATTATTTATTACTTTGTTTGCTATGCTTTCAAGAGTATCACCTGTGTCCTCAAAGCCAGAAGCTCCACGGAACTTACCAAAGCCTAGTTGAGCAGCACCTGCTACACCCCCAAGTAAAGACGAGAAAACAGTTTGAGTTTTACTGTACTGCTCCTGCGCCCCTGCCTCTAGATAAGTTTTTTGTGCTGCTGCATCTTGTAGCACAGCAGCCGCTGCATCTCCAGCTATCGTGTATTTTAAAGACTTTGTTGCAGCACTTTGAAATAACTCTGATTGTTTTTTACGCATAGCTTCTTGTGCTAAAAATCTTTTACCTTCTTTTTGTGTCTCTTCAGCTACCTGCCCTGCTATTTTGTTTGATGCTTTCTTTGATAGACCTGCTTTAACTGCTCTAGCAGCAGCCTCTTTACCAGCTTTCTTTGCTGCAGCTTTAGCGGCATTCCTTGTTGCACCCTCACGCAAAGCATTTTTACCAGCATTACGAACAGCAGCCCTAACCATTTGCTTACCTGTTAGGGACACACCAGCTACAGCCAAACGTGATACACCGCCTGTGGCTAGTCCTAAATAGTTTGTGGGATCTTTAGCTGCTGCAAATACATAATCTTTTATACCATCAACAGCGCCCATAGCACCATCGTTTTGAAATACATTACCTAGTTGTTCATATATCTCATACGCTTTTCTAGCCTTTGCTTTTGTAGCATCGTCAGCTTTATTAATAAATCTTAGTTCACCTGCAGTTGTAACACTGTTGGCATTGAAGTGACGTAGGTGATCAATATAGTCTTCAACCATTTCATCAGTAGGTGTGTCCTGATAGTCAACACCTTTACGTGATACCATATACTCACGTATTGCATTTGAGTACTCATAGTTGTTTTTTATATCATCCTTTTTAAGCTTGACATTCTTATCTAAATAGAAGTCTTCTTGCTTTTGTTGTCCAGTAAAAGGAGTAGGTGATGGGCCACCTGTACCAAACTCTATTAAATTTTTTATATATTCTGATGACATACTACTTCTCTAATAATCTTGGATCAGCATTTAAAAGTTTATCTATATTTAATGGTAGTCCTGTATTCTTATTGTGAGTGCTACCATATGTTGCATCCCAGTATTCAGCTTCGGTAACTTTTTTTGTACCTGTTCGTATACCAAACTGGTTTCTTCTTATCACCGTTTTTGTTTTTCCTCCACCTTCAGCAGGTCTTGGCGGTGCAATTATTACCTTCCCAGTTTCAGGATCTACTTTTCCTTCAAGATTTCTATCCCAAAGTTTTCTACCAGCATCTATTGCATTCGGTCTTTCTCTAAACGTAATCTTAGATAGCGCTGTTTTTTGAGCTTCTGGATCGGGCGCTTTTTCTTCGGGAGCTTCTTCTTCTTTTTTGCTTGAGTCAAATAGTTCCTCCGTAACCATGTCTTCATCTGTAGGGGATGCTATGAAAGGTGTAATCTCTTCCTTTGTTTCTTCTTCTTGTTCTTCTCTATCTTCACCAAATATTGAGGCTTGTTGTATCACGTAGTCTTCACCTAATACAGACTCAATCATTTCTTTTGTTGTAGTATCTCTATAGAAGCCGCCTCTTCCATACTCAGATTCAAACTCACTTATGACTGGCGATACTGCTAATCTAATGAGTTCGTTTCTAGCTCTCTTTCTGATTGCTTGCGCCTCATCTTCAGTTAATGGTGGCTGCTGTTCCTCTTTTCTTTTTGTTTCTTCTCTAAGTACTTCTCCATTGATAAAGTCTTCGGCTACCGTTCCAGTTACAGCATCTGTTGCTGCATCATTGAACTTAGATATAAACTGAGACTTACCTTTAGGTCCATAAAAATTAACATCTAGTAAAGTAAAACCTAAGTCTTTAAACTGTGACTCGTATTCTGATTGTCTTGCTGCTTCATTTATGTCAGCTATAGACATACCCTCTACGTACTCAGTATCCTGCAAACGTCTTTCTGCCATAGCCATGTCATCAAGTCCGAATAATCTTCTAACTAAGCTACTTTGTTTGTCATCTTCTTGCTGCGCTTTTTCTAGTTTAGCAACTCCAAAAGTTCTATCAGCTAATTCTCTAAGGTTAAAGTCAACAAAGTCTCCGTTGATAGGTGGGATTACAGGCATGTTTACTATAGTTTCTACATCAGCCTCGCCTAACTTCTTGACACCTAATTGATTAGCACCGTCTAGTAGCTTTTGATAAAGCTGAGATATACCTGTCATACCAGAAGACATAGCAGCTACAATGTGTTCTTTCCTAGCCCCTAACGCTTTTGCTTTTTGAGCTAAAGCAACAGCTTCGTCAGCCCTTAGTTTTCTTTGGCTAACTACAGAAGCGTTTCTTTCAGCAGCAGCTTTCTGTTGCCTCTCAAACTCTTCAGCTTTTTCTTCACGCTCTTCTATGCCAGCAGTTAGCTGGTTTAGAAAACTAGCTGCGAATGCATTTTTATTGAATGCCATTATACTAACCTCTCGACATTAAACCCATAGGTTTATTTTCTTCTGATGGTGTCATTTCTTCCTCTGGCTGCTCCTCAACCAACTCTTGTAACATCTGTTTACCTGGATCACTATCATCAGGATTATCTTTAAGGTAACTTAGTGCAACCATTTGGAAACGATCTAGCTCACTTTGCTCTGCTTCTTTTTGGTAATCCATAGAATCATCTTTAACATCAACACCTGTAGCTTGTACCGCTTGTTTAAGGAACTGATGTATGATAGGAGCTACCAACATACCTGCATCTATACTATGCATACCTCGTAAGTTGCCTGAACTAACTATACTAGTTACCACTGGCTTCAGAGGTAGGCCAGTTTGACACAGCGCAGCTACATCATTTATGACCTCATCGTTAGCTAGCTTTTCAATGTAGTACTTTGTAACATCCTCTATGTCAGACATCTCTGCTGGGTTCTCCCAAGGGTTGTTACGTGGAGTGTCTGTCAAAGACTGTCCTGGTATTGGTCTGTCAAATGGGGATATATCTTGTTCCATAGTTTTTCCTACTTAGTAAATCCTGCACCAAAGTATAAGCCTACAATAGCTGACACAATGTGTGTATCTAGTGGTGTTATTACAAATCCTTGTGCATACTTCCACTTGATAACCTCTTCACCTGGTCCGAAGATAAAATCAAGAAAGCCTACCTGTATCTCAGTGTAGCCTACGTATACGCCTACTTCAGGATAGAACACAGCAACCAACTTTGGCAACACTATTATAGCAAAGACTGCAGATAATGCAATAAGTCTTCTTGTCCATGC